GTCGTGATGCGTGAGCCTCATATTTTAGGGGTTTTGGAATGAATGATCCAACCGGAATAGTCGCAGCCGCTAACGTAGCTGCTGGCGGCAAACCACCAAAGTCTGATTCAGACATTCTGACAACCGCCCGCGCTCGGTTGGACATGGCTGTCTCTGCACTGGCTGAAAGCCGTGAGGATGAAATTGACGATCTGCGCTTTTATGCCGGATCACCCGACAATCATTGGCAGTGGCCTGCTGACGTGCTGGCCACCCGTGGCGCGGTGCAAGGTCAGACGATCAACGCCCGCCCAACCCTGACAATTAACAAACTGCCGCAGCACGTTCGTCAAGTGACGAATGACATGCGTCAGAACCGCCCAGGCGCGAAGGTCATTCCAGTCGATGACAACGCCGACGTGGAAGTCGCGGACATTTTTAACGGCATGATCCGTCACATCGAGTACATCTCTGACGCTGACGTGGCTTACGACACCGCTTGCGAGAACCAAGTGTCTTACGGCGAGGGTTACATCACCCTAATGACCGAGTACTGCGACGAAAACACATTCGATCAAGACATCAAAATTGGCCGTATTCGCAACTCCTTTTCGGTTTACATGGATCCCCTGATCCAAGACCCAACGGGTGCAGATGCCAAGTATTGTTTTATTACCGAAGACCTAACAAAAGCAGAATATGAGCGCCAGTACCCTGATGCTGCGCCTATCTCTACGCTCCAGTCCCTTGGTGTAGGCGATCAGTCGATCAGCAACTGGCTTAATGAAGACACAGTGCGTATTGCTAGTTATTACTACATTGACTACGACAAAACCAAACTGAATTTGTACCCTGGCAACCAGTCGGCCTTTGAAGGCACGCCTGAAGACAAGATGCTCAAGGACATGTTTGGCAAGCCTGTCAAATCACGCATGTCTGAGCGCCCACGGGTGATGTACTGCAAGATCAACGGCTACGAAATCCTTGAACAAAAAGAGTGGGCTGGCAAATGGATTCCAGTAATCCGTGTTGTTGGTAACGAATTCGAGGTTGATGGCCGTATCTACATTTCTGGCTTGGTGCGTAACGCCAAAGATGCCCAGCGCATGTACAACTACTGGGTGTCTCAGGAAGCTGAGATGCTGGCGCTGGCCCCCAAAGCTCCGTTTATTGGCTATGGTGGCCAATTCGAGGGCTATGAGGACAAATGGAAGACAGCCAACACAAACAATTGGCCTTATCTTGAAGTAAATCCTGACGTTACAGACGGCCAAGGCGCGGTGTTGCCACTACCCCAGCGTGCCCAGCCGCCAATGGCTTCTACGGGTCTATTGCAGGCCAAAGCGGGTGCATCAGAGGACATTAAGTCCACAACTGGTCAATACAATGCTTCTTTGGGTATGGGAAGCAATGAGCGCTCTGGCAAAGCCATTTTGGCCCGCCAGCGTGAGGGTGATGTAGGTACTTTCCATTATGGTGACAACCTGACCCGTGCCGTGCGCCATGTGGCCCGTCAGTTGGTGGACTTGATCCCTAAGATTTACGACACCCAGCGCATTGCCCGCATTATTGGTGAAGATGGCGAGACTAAGATGGTCAAGATCAACCCTGACCAGCCTCAACCCGTCAACAAGATTGTGAACGAGCAGGGCATTGTGATCGAAAAGATTTACAACCCCGGCGTTGGTAAGTACGATGTGGTGGCCACGACTGGCCCAGGCTACGCAACCAAGCGCCAAGAGGCTTTGGAAGCCATGGCTCAACTCTTACAGGGTAATCCCCAACTGTGGCAAGTGGCCGGTGACTTGTTTGTTAAGAATATGGACTGGCCTGGCGCCCAAGAAATGTCCAAGCGCTTTGCCAAGACCATTGATCCTAAGTTCTTGTCGGATGGCGAGGACGATCCAGCATTGCAGGCGGCCCAGCAACAAATTCAGGCCATGGGCGCTGAGATGGAGCAGATGCACCAGATGATTGAAAATGTCGGCAAATCTATTGAGATGCAAGACATGGAGCGCAAAGACTTTGAGGCTCAGATCAAACTTTATGACGCCGAAACCAAGCGCATTGCCGCTGTGCAGGCAGGCATGACCGAAGAACAAATCCAAGACATCGCCATGGGTGTTGTTGCTGCGGCCATGGAGTCGCAAAACACAGTCAACCAGATGCCTGAGATGCGTGAGGAATCCATGCCTATGGAGATGATGCCTCCGCAGCAAGAAATGCCACCAGAACAACAGATGGGAATGCCACAATGAAAGCAAATGAATTTTTAGGCTTGCTGTTCTTGGCGCGGGATGTCGCACATTCCGTGCATTTGAACACTCGCAGCTTTAGCAAGCACGAAGCGCTTAACATCTTCTATAACCGCATCATTGGCGCGGCTGATGACTTTGCCGAAGCCTACCAAGGCCGGTACGGTTTGATTGGCCCGATTACCTTGAATTCGGCCAAGAAAACGGCCAACGTCATTGAGTTTTTGCAAGATTCACTTGCTGAAATCGAAGCGGCTCGTTACGATGTATGTGATAAATCTGATTCATCACTGCAACAATTGATAGATAATATCGTTGAGATTTATCTTCGCACGCTATACAAGCTCAAATTCTTGGCATAAGGAAGCACCATGGCTAATTACACCCAAACCGCAGCAACCACACAAGTTAAAGTTGGCGCTGGCAAGCTGTTCGGCATCTTTGTGACAGCATCTTCAAGCGGCACTTTGACAATTTATGACTCAGGTGCTAACAGCACCAGCGATCCTAAGATTGCTGATACGTTTTCTGTGAGCGCAGGCACAACCTACTTGAACATTCCAGCCGGTCTGTATTTCAATAAAGGTCTGTACATTGTTTTAGCGGGTACTTCTGCCGCGTTTACAGTTGCATACGAATAAAGGTTAATCATGGCCGTCTTTCTCTCCCCTGTGGGCGGCGTTGCGGCCCAATTCTTTACCAACACTGGCTCAGTACTGACTGGCGGTAAGTTGTACACCTATGCGGCCGGTACAACAACTCCTCAAGTTAGCTATACAACTAGCGTGGGAAATGTCGCCCGTACTAATCCAGTTATTTTGGATGCGGCTGGCCGCGTGCCTGATGGTGGGGAAATATGGATTACAGCAGCACCATATAAATTTGTTTTAAAAGATTCAACTGACGTATTGATTGCAACCTATGACAATATTTATGGCTTAGGTGCGGCATCGTATCAAATTCAGAACTTTACCGGCGACGGTACAACATTTACTTTCACTTTAAGCGCTGCGTCTTTTGGTGAAGAATATGGTTTTGTTTACATTAACGGCGTTTATCAAAATAAAAACACATACTCTGTTAGCGGTACTACATTAACTTTTTCTGAAGCGCCGCCATATACTTCAAAAATTGAAGTCATGTTTAACTAAGTGGGACAACCATGGCCAATACAAAAATTTCCGCGCTAACTTCAGCAACCACCCCCGTTGCGGGGACTGAAGTATTACCAATTGTTCAAAGCAGCGCTACGGTTAAACTTGCTATTTCAGACATAACACCAGGTCTTAGCACTATTAGCGCAACCAAAGGTGGCACAGGCCAAACGTCTTACGCCGTGGGTGATTTGCTTTACGCGTCAACTACTACCGCATTGTCAAAACTTGCTGATGTAGCTACTGGCAGCGCTTTAATTTCTGGCGGCGTTGGCGTTGCCCCCAGTTACGGAAAAATTGGCCTTACGACTCATGTAAGTGGCACTTTGCCAACCGCTAATGGCGGTACAAATTTAACGTCGTTTACCACAAATGGTGTTGTTTATGCTTCTAGCACAAGCGCTTTAGCAACTGGCTCTGCTTTAGTATTTGATGGCGCAAATTTGGGTATTGGCGTAACGCCAAGCACTTGGGCTACTGTAACGCCAGCTTTACAAATTGGCGGTGCGGGGTCGTTTATTGCGGCACAAGGCAATTCCACTCCAGCTTTTTATACTGGAACTAACGCTTCCTTTAACGGAAGCAATTTCATTTATAAAATCACCAATGTTGCAACAATGTATGTGCAAGACACTGGTGAACATAAATGGTATCGAGCCGCTTCTGGCACTGCGGGAAACACCATTACTTTTAGCCAACCAATGATGGTTGACGCAAATGGCTATCTATTAGTTGGATATACATCAAGCAATGGCGCTTATAAGTTACAAGTTAACAGCCAAATTTTTGCTACAAGTAGCACGATTGCCACTTCTGACGGAAGATACAAACAAGATGTTATTCCGCTTACAGGATCGTTAAATGATATTTGTGCTTTAAATCCTGTTCAATTCTCTTGGAAAAAACATCCAGTTCATAATTTTGATACTGACACCCCAACTATTGGTTTTATTGCTCAAGAAGTTCAAGAAGTCTTAAAAAATAAACCATATTTAAACAGCATCATTAAGAAAAATGATTGCGTAATTGAGCCTGAAGAAAAAGACAGCGAAGGCAATATCACTAAACAAGCAGTTACAGAAGAATTTTTTGGAATTGCTGAAGGAAACATGATTGCGCTTTTAACCAAAGCGATTCAAGAACAACAAGTTTTAATCACTCAACTCACCGAGCGCATTAGCGCGTTGGAAGGAAAGTAATCGTGGCCCTTACAAAAGTTTCGTATTCAATGATAGATGGGTCGCCGATTAACGTCCAAGATTATGGGGCTGTTGGGGATGGCACTACTGATGACACAGCGGCTTTTACTGCGGCAATTACTGCCTGTCCAAATGGCGGCACAATCGTATTAGCCGCTAACAAAACTTATTTGATTTCAAGTCTATACACCAATAAAAATGTCAGATTTCAAGGACAAGGTTTTTGGTATTCGACGAACGCAGTGTTTGGTAACGCGGCATGGTTGAATTCTGCCAATTATGGCGGCACTGTAATGAAATTTACAGCAACTTCAGGCATTGCTTTAAAGATAGGCGTTGACGGCGGTTTCGCAAGTGGTGTGGGCATTGAAAACATAATGATT